CTTTTGATGATTCTCGTTCGGCTTTATTTTTTGAATTTGTAAGATTGTTAAAAGAAATCAAGCCAAAGTATTTTCTTTTGGAAAATGTCAAAATGAAACAACAATTTCAAGATGTAATTACTGAACAAGTATCAGCTTGTTATCCAGACTTTGAAGGTGGCGATTTGTTTGGCAGTCAAATAAAACCTATCTTAATCAATTCAGCTTTACTAAGCGCACAGAATAGACAAAGACTGTATTGGACAAACATACCTAATATTGAACAACCAAAAGATAAAGGCATAGTGTTAAGAGATATTTTGGAAGATAATCCTGGAACTAAATATAGTTTGTCAGTTGCAAAGGTTGATAGGGTTTTAAATTCTCCAAGAGGTAAAGGTTTTTTTTACAATAAAGATTCAGAAAAAATTGGTACTTTAGTTGCTGGTTATCATAAAGAGCCAACAGATGCGAGTTATATTGAAACCAAACCTAAACAAGTGGGTATTGCTACAGATATAAAAGGACACGATATACTTAAAAGAGTTTATTCGCCAGATGGTAAATCGCCAACTTTAAACTCAATGGGCGGTGGTAATCGTGAGCCAAAAGTTGTATCTGGCGCCTGGCGAGGTAGATATAAAGAGGATGGTACGACAGAGCAAAAGTTAGAGTTGAATCAAAGTGGTAAGTCAAATAGTTTAACGACTGTACAAAAAGATAGCGTAGTGGTTAAAGATGTTGTAGAAGAAGAACGTATTGTTGTAGATAAAGAAAAAAGACAACTGTTAATCGCAGAAGCCACAAAAAAAGGTTACACAGTCATTGAAGATGGCGATTGCTTTGATATAAATTTTCCTAATTCTAAAACTAGGCGTGGCAGAAATATGAAGTATAAGTGCAACGCTTTAACTACAGCTTCACAAAACTTTATGAGGTTTGAAAACCTATCATGGCGTAAGCTAACGCCTTTGGAGTGTGAAAGATTGCAGACAGTTCCAGATAATTACACAAACCATGTATCGAATACGCAAAGATATAAAATGCTTGGTAATGGTTGGACTGTTGATGTTATCGCTCACATTTTAAATAATATGGAACTATGAAAAAAGAAGAATACGATCCAAATGACTTATCCATAAAGAACGCTTACGCTACTCGCTGGATTTGGTATCACACATTGTTAGGTTTATTACTGCTAATGAGCAACATACTATTAATTTCTATTCTGACGATCCTGGCGGTTAAGTTATGAGTTTTGTTAGAAGGAGAAAGAAAAAGAATCGTAAGGCGGAGAAAGAATACAACGAATCATTGTGGAAAGCATATCCCAAGAAAAAGGAGAAAGATAATGAGTAAAGGCGACTGGCCCAGACCGGTAAATAAAAAGAAATTTGACGAAGAATTTGACCGAATCTTTAAGAAAGAGAAGAAGAAAGGTGGCGATTCTAAGGAATTAAATGGGTAATCTAGGGTACAAAGTGGAGAATCTAGGGTACTATTTGGCGATTCTAAAGGACAATATCCTATATATATACATATATATAGAGCGAGTTGCTTTAGGCAACTACGCTCTATAATTTATTATGTGGTGGTTAGTAGAAGAAGTAGAGAATGAAAGCGCTAGTGCGTTCGTGCAGACGAGCGTAGCGAAGCGCTATCGTTCGTTCGGAGAAGCGAAAAAGATCGTGTGGAAGTGGTATCGTGCGAACGTGGGGAGAAAAGATTTAAGTCCGGCTAGTAAATTAACTTTATGGGCGATTTGTGAAAGGCATAGATTAGAAACCTGGAGTTCGCATGATAGTAATAGATATTATGCGCTCATGTGCGGTATGAGTCATAAGACAGTTAGTAATGCTTTAATTGAATTAGCAAGTGAGGAAAGGAATATCGTTTGGTTAGCAGACGAGGAAAATAAAACGCTCATGCGGAAAAGTAAAAGGGGCGTTCGCAGACATATTTTATTAGTTGGACTAAATAAAATGTTGCGAGAAAATTTATCTACCTGAAATCTTTAAGTTAAAACCACGTTGCCTTCTGTGGTTTTTATTCATAGTGCTAGTTGCAATTCTCTTTTTACGAGATTGAGAAGTTTTCTTCTTGTGGCTTATGTGTTTGGGAGTGATTAATGTTTTAGATTTCTGCATATTTTAAGTGGTAGGAAGGCTTCAAGGGGAGAAATATTATGAAAAGAAACCTTCCTACGCTTAATTAACTACGATACATTTTATCAAGTTCTATCAATTTGTTAATCCAAATTTTCTTGAACTCCAAAGAATGTGATTTTCGTATAGCAGACTTTAAGTTTGCTCGTCTTTTAAAATACATCTTTTTATCCATTTTTGTTCTCCTTTTTATTGGTTAATAAGAATTCACAGTAAGCTAATTCTCTTTGTAATCTTTGAGCAGTTCTTAGTTTCATAATTTTTTCTAAGTGCCACTCTTGATTTAACTCATTGTTTAAGTCATAGATACGAATTTGTAGTTGATCTACAGAAAGACTTTTTAAATAATCTTTATTCATACTATTTCTCCTTTTTGGTTAATAATTCTGCTTGTTTCTTTTGGAAATCTTCATCTTCAATATCCCAACATAATCCACAAGACATATCATATAGAGTCATTCCATTGATAACTTGTGGCTCAACATCAAGAAGTTGTTGCAAGAACTCAGCATCTTCGCTAGAACACTCTTGGATTTGTTTATCAATGAATTTATCTCTTACAGACTTTTCAAAGTAAGGACACGCCCAACCATTCCAACCTTTACACTCTGCATCAATGTAGCAGTTATAAATAAGGTTTGGATCAAAGTTTGTGTAGTAATCTTCAAAGCAAACTTTTGTTTCGATTAATTTCATGTTATTTCTCCTTATAATTGTGAGCCATAAAAAGACTCGTAAGCCTTTTTAAATGTCATGTTGTTTAAGACTCTAGGATTTTGATATTGCTTACTGCTTTTAAGCATATTAGTAACACCATCAATCACTTCTTGTTTTGGTCTTTTATATTGCTTGAAAGTCCAATTAAAACTTTCTCCATGTTTGCAAGTATCATCCATTACAAGAACTTTATTGTTCAACAAGCGTTTCAACTCTTTTTCTTGTAAATGTTTTTCAACCTCTAAGAACGACCATATTTCAAAGTGCATTGGCTTTTGGTTTCCATAATAATCATCGTAGGTAAGATTTTCTTTCAACCAATTTTCAATGAGTTCTTCATCTGATCTGCTGATACCTATTTCATTAGCACCACCACATCCTCTGTTACCTATTGTTCCAATGCGTTTGCCTTTTAAATAGACAGATGCTTCAAAACAAAAAGTTTCTTCACTAAGTCCATGATGGACTTTAATGTTTTTAAGTTCGACATATTTCATAATATTTCTCCTTTATTTATTAATCAATATAATCATTTAAACATATTTAACTATCATTTGCAATACCTAAAAGTCATTTATTTACACTTTATTTCAAATTAATTTAGAGTGTATTTAGTGAATTAAAAGTGTAAAAAGATTAAAATATGATATGCAAAAGAAGAAAAAGCCAGGAAGAAAGCCTATTGTTTTAGATCATAAAGAAATTCAAAGACTAGCTGGCATGGGCCTTTCAGAGCGACAAATCGCTTCAGCATTGGGAATTAGCAACTCTACGCTTACCCGGAAGAAACATATTGAGCAAATAGAACACAGTTTAAAAAAAGGGAGAGCTCAGGCCTTAGCTGCTGTTTCCTCGAAGTTGTACGAAAATGCGCTCGAAGGAAAGGAAACTTCCGCCATTTTCTACTTGAAGAACAGAGATCCTGATAATTGGAAGGATCGCAACATTGTTGAAACTAATCACACAATAAATCTGGGAGAAATAATAAATAGTGCAAGAGATCGAATTCCAGGTGCAACTCAAAAAATCAAGCGCCTTGATGGCCAAGAAGATACTAGCAAGAGCTCCTTCTTGGAAAGTAAAGACTCTGATGTTTCTGCTTCAAACTCTCCTACCAAAACAGAAACATAGGGCGATGAAGTTTTCTTTTCTCCGCTTCATCGCCCAACTGCAGGTTTTTCCAGGCCCCCAGCAAAATCTGGGGGCGTGGCTATGGCTATGGAACTGATGAACTAATTTTTTTTTAATTTTATGAAATATGGTGTAGAAGCAGAAAAAGAGTTAATGACTGAAATATGGTCAATGAATATCAAAGATGATCCACTAAACTTTGTGAAATTCGTCTTTGAGTG